CTTCAGTATCTTTCCGAAGTTGTCTAATCGCTTTTGACACAAACCAAGAAGTGATGTTATATTCTCGTGACTGCGTACTAGGTTCGATGCAAAGTCTTGAAAGTTCGAAGAGTCCTTGTTGTTCATTACGATTTAATCCAAATGCTCCTTTTGCTATTTCTGGAACTGGGAGACCAGTAAAAATGCAAGCACCAAGACAGTTGCCAATTCTAAGGACATCTGTGAAAGTGTTTCTGTAAAGTCCGTAATTAAAACCAGATTTAAAATCTTTGGATTCATCTTTAAGATAATGGTGAGTATAAAGAAGGTCTTTGACTTCCTCCTTACTTACCTTATCTATAAAGAAATCTGATTTCATCTAAGTATTTTTACTCACTTTGTTTGCATTCTAACATATATTCCACTGTATTTGCTACATCATTCATAGCATCACGAAGGTGTGGTTGTTGTCCAGATTCTTGTTTGAGAATAGGTCTGGAATCATCAGTGAGAATCCAACGCCACTGCTTCATAGATTCACAATACCAAAGATTAATTTTCATGCTTGAAGTGCTCCAATTCAACCCAGTTAAGGAGTGTTTGGAATGCACTGATAGAGGCAGGAGTGCAGTTATCTTCCTTAAGTTTCTGAACATAATATTCAAGTGCTTCAATGACCATCTGACGGTCTTGTTGTGAAATAAGTGACATTGGAGTTATAGAACTCAGAGCCCCCGATCTGATTCGAACAGACGACCAACGGTTTACAAAACCGTTGCTCTACCACTGAGCTACAAGGGCATTAGTCAGCAGGTAACATTTCTGGATTTTCCAGTTCCAATTCATATAAAAGAGGATGACATTCTTCAAGCATTAAGTAGTATGATGCTTGATAAAGGTCTTCTGGTTCAAAACGTCTTTCGTTATCTGCTAATTTGATCAGTTCCAAATCGAATATTGATTCGTCTGGAAGGTCATCGAAAGTAAAAGGTATTTGATTTATGAAATACATTAGAACTATTTGAGTTCCGCGATTATACCAAACGTATCTGGTATCTATTCTGTATTTCATAGAATAGTCCTTTACTTTTGTTTATTTAGAGGTAGAACCTCATAGGGCGAGGGAGACTTGAACTCCCACGGGCATAAGCCCAACAGATTTTAAGTCTGGTGTGTCTACCGATTCCACCACCGCCCCAAAAAACTTACGCTTCGTAAGTAGTAGGATTATACTTCAAAAACTCAAAGAATGTCAACTTCATTTCTTTTTGTGACATTCCACAGTGCTTTGCTGCTTTGGGAAGATTCCACTTTGCGGAAAAGAGTGCTTCGTTTGCCTCTTTTACATTTTCGGGAGTGGTTTTGACTGGTTCCTCTTTGAGGTCTTTGTATGAAATTTTATAAACCATACTTTTCAAAAAAGTAATAAGGGCAATTTTTACCGGGAATTTTTTTGGACCAAAAATGGAACTTAAAGTGGATTTGCGTATGAGAGAGTCTCTTCATCCACCGTAGCACGAACGAACTCTAGGACATTCATAAATTCTTCTACCGTATCACAGGTCACTTGCTTTTCTGATCCTTCACTAGAATACAGATACACTGTACGCTTGATAGGATCTACCACGCAGCGTGAGAGGTACTCGTCTTGCATTCGGTCGTCCGTTGATTACCTAGGTATCATAGCAGATCCTTAAGTCTGGTGTCAAGCTCTTTAACTTTTGTTTCTAAAGTTTTAATATGTTCTTGCTGTTCTTTAATTGCTTCAATCAGTAATGCAGTAATGTTTCCATAAGCAACTGATTTTGTTCCACCATTTTCAGAAACTAATTCAGGAACAACTGCTTCAATTTCTTGAGCGATTACACCAATTTGATGATTTCCTTCAAGGTCAATCCTATCAAACTCAACACCTCTCATTTGAAGTACTTTTTCAAGAGAATTTGTAAGTGTCTTAATATTAGTTTTAAGTTTTATATCGGAAGTTTGAGTTACCGTACCAACTACTGTTAGTCCAGAAGTAGTAAATCTTGCTCTTTCGATTCCAGTTGCATATACACCAAATCCATTAGAGGGTGTAGATCCGCTTCTAATATTTCCTAAAGACCATACATTACCATACCAATCAAAGTTTAAAAGTTTAACCGGTTGATCCGTCGTATAAGAAGGTTGTGTAATATAAATTGAGTTTGATTCTATTGCTGTTGCTAGAGTTACTGTACCACTATTTGAAATATTTGTCGCACTCGCTGCATTACCACTAATATTGCCGCTGATTAGACTTCCACTTATAGAACCAGTAATATTACTTCCACTTATAGAACCACTTAATGTGGTTGCAGATACTACTCCAACTACATCAACAGTTCCCTTGAAGTATGCTGCTCTAGTTGATGTTATTCCAGTAAACTTTCCTAGAATACCAGCACCAGTTGTAGTACCATCAACACTCAAACGATATCTAATATCAGGTCTTGTACCAATAGCAGCAATATCCTCAACATAGAGACCCATTTGATATTGATCAAAATTATAGTCTCCGTGAGTACTAACTAAAGTTCCTGGGCAGTTGCTAGAACCAATGTCAAGTTCACCTTTTTGGTTTTTGAATCTATTGTTAAAAACTGAAAGAATAGGGTCTGGTTGAACCTTTGTATTTGCATTGCCATTGATGGTTGCCGTTACTGCACCAACACCAATTCCTTGGTTATGTCCAATAAAGGTTCTTCCTTCAAAATAATTTTTTACTTCAGCATCAATATAAACTCCCCATCTACCAGTGATATTATATGCAGTGTATCTACTTGTATTTCCATCAACACCAGCAGCACCTAAAGAAGAAGATCCAGTTTTACTTGTACCATCAGGTTCTTTACCATAATAGTAAGCATAAGAATACTCTGAAGTGTATTCCTTCGTTAGTTTATAATCTTCGGGTGAAGTTGGAGAAGAACCTTCATCAACATAATAGTGATATCCATAATATCCATATTCTCTATTAATTTTTGAAGGACCGATCCTTCTAACTTTAAAGGTATGTGCTATTCCAACAGTACCTGTATAAGTATGTGATTTATTAAGTGTATATGTTGTACCAGATTTAACTTTTATTCTTGTATTTCTTGGAATATATCCATTAGTTGCGGTTGCTGCCTTGTCATTATCATGTACTAAATCACCTTCATATACAACAGTATAATTACCACCGGCAACTCCATTACAACTTGTTGGTCTGGCATCAAATGTAATTATTACATTGGTAATTTTAGTTGGATCACTTCCACTAATTATTCCTGTAGCGATACCAACCTGAGTTCCAGGCCAGTTTGCTTCTGCCATTCTTGTTTCTTGTGGAGGCAGGAATGAATAATGTTTTAAATCTGTGATACCTGCAACTTCAAACATTCCACCATCAGTGGGTCTCCATAAGTCTGGTCTAGATAGAAAACTTGTGTAGGAGTCAATTGTACTTGCATAATTTGATCCACTATCAGTTCTTTCTTGACCAACATCACTTGCAATAACAGGTCGTGTGTCTATAGAAAAGAATTCATTGCCATTTACTTCCTCTGGTACGGGGAAAGATGGACCGGGTGATGGTTGGTCGTTGTTGTTATTATTAATTTGAAAAGTATCTGCTAAAAGATTTCGGATTTCATTTCTACCATTGATTGCAGAATACTCAATTGAATATGAGGATTCGCTTACAGAACCAACATCTTCAACTCCAGATCCAAAAGGAACATTAGAGGCAAAAGCAAAAGGTTCTGGAGGCAGTCCTGGTGGATCGTTTCCTTGAAATCCTACCGCACTCTTGGTTACATTTGAACCTGTGGGTGATGATTGCAAATCATCTGCAGGTGTGCTTAGTTGTGAATTTACTTCATCTGCCATTTTAAATTATCCCTTAACATCATAGTGGTATCCAGAAACAGAGTATTCATCATTGTTTCCAGGATAATCTGCTGGAGTACTTCCTTCATACTCAACAATTAATTTTTCACCATCAATTCTTTCAGCAATAATATGGTAAAAACAATCAATGGGCATTCCTCCCTTTGATTGAAGATAAACTTTATTTTCGTTCCATCTCTTGACAATAATGTCTTGATGCGCTCCAATTGGTTGTAAAGTAATTACAATAGTTTGGATATTTACAAAATCTTTCCAGTAACTTGGAAGATGTATCTCTGTATTATTTTTTACTCTACCTTTAATATAAACATCATTTGAAGGTCCTTCAATACAAGTATGTCTTAATCTCCATCCTTCTTTTGATGGATGTGGAATATCAAAATTTTTCTTTTTAGATAAGACATGACCACCACAATGAGATTTAACTTCTCCTTGTGCAGTGATGTTTCTTCCTGCTCTTATATTTCTTCCAGCAACAACATCAAGATTTACATCACAATTATCAAGAATTGCAGCATCTCCAATCACTGCAAGAGAATAAGGTGAATTATTAATTGCACCACAAGCAAGCAAAGCTCCTGGAAGCAAAGGAGTAGGTGAATCACTATTAACTAGTGGTCCAATCATCGTGGTAGCCCAGATGTTTGGAAATGCTTTGTCCCAACCTTCTAGATTTGGACCTTGCTGATAAGTTGCTCCATGAATAGAAAAAGGACCTCTTCCCAGAATTTCTGGTTTTGCTGGATCTTTTGTTACGTGAAGTTGACCATGAATCAACTCATAATCACTTGAACTTGCCATAAGGTTATATTGGTAATTCGGGTACTAATTGTTTTAAGTTTCCAAGTATAGGAAGAGAAGGTAGTTTGATAGCACTCATAGATGTCATTTTCTGAATGCTTCCACCATAAATCTTCATAATATTTATCGCACTCTGCATCATCTCTCCATCCGTGTATAAACTGAGAGATTCATTAGCGTTTACTGTAAACTTTTTAGTTTCTACGTTTACGCTTTCATTAGAAATAATATTGATAACACCTTTTGATGGATCAGGACCACGAGCAATCAAATCAATATTCTCTGCTTCCATTCTAATTCTTCCTTTTGTTTGAATTAGAATATCACTAGACTCTGCATTTATCCAAAATCCAACTTGATCCTTTGGAATATCATCTCCACATCCTACCTGATAACGTCCTCTGCAACGATGAGTCATCCATCGTTTTCTTGGTTCTGTTTGATCGATGGCAATATATTCAAGAGCTTCTTGTCCTTGAATCATTACTGAAGACTTAACTTGGTCAGGATGAATATGTCCAAAGGAAAGCATACCATCCTTTGTACCTGTTCTTTTTGTTTCGTAATTCTTAGATTTTGTCATCGTGGTACTCTATCAAACTTTGTTTTTGGTGCAATCTTTCCTACACAATCAACAACATTAACCAATTTAACTCCATCAGGAATATCAAAAAATGCTTGCTCATCAGTAATTGGAGTAGCACTTAATACTGGATATAGTTTTGCATTATAACCTGTTTGTGATTCAATTATAATCTCAGGAAGATCTGTATATCCACATCCTTTTGAAAGAACTTTGATGGATACGATTTCGCCTCTTTCATTTATTTGCAATTCAACTTGAGATCCATTTTCAGGAACAACTCTTGCAGTATCTCCAGGAACAAATCCAAATCCACCATCTTCAACATAAATATCATCCAAACACATCAAGACTTTATATGTAGTTCCTCCGGGAATTGGTTCGGGAGGAGCAGGTGGAATAGGAGGTACTGGTGGTACTGGAGGAATAGGAGGTACTGGTGGTACTGGAGGAATAGGAGGTACTGGAGGTACTGGTGGTACTGGAGGAATAGGAGGTACTGGAGGAATAACACGAGATCTATAAATTACAGCAACCTTTTGCTTTACAACTCCACCAGGTCCAGTAGCAGTTAAAGTATAAGTTGTTGTGCTTCCTATAGTTAAAGTTCTTTTACCTTCTTTAGTTACTATGCCAATTCCATTATCAATCTCTACACTGGTTGCATTAGTTACTTGCCATATTAAATCAAATTGTTCATTATCAGTTACCTCATATTTTGAGGACACAAAGTTCACAGAAGGTGGTCGTGCAGGATCTGGAACTGGTGGTTCTGGAGGTAAAGTTGGTACAAGAGAAATTGTAACAGTAGAAGTAACAGTTCCTCCTGGTCCAGAAGCAGTTAATTTATAAGTTGTTGTTTTTTCGACTTTAACTTTCTGAGAACTTGTTAAACGAAGATTATTTCCAATTTCTGTAATATTAACAGTAGTAACATTTTGAGTTGTCCAAAATAGAGTTACTTCTTCTGGAGAATTTATAAGATACTTAGATGCAGTAAATGTAACAAATGGAAGTCTTGGTGATGGATCATTAGGATCTGGAGCAGGATTAATTACTATACCATTTCCTCCTTTACTTCCATTAGGAGCAGAAAGATAACCTCTTCCAGGGGCAGTGATAATAACATCTTTTACTTCAAGTCCACCTTTTGTTCCAGTTTTTTCTCCTTCATATGGTTTTGTTCGAACAAATAATGTTCCTCCAGAACCATTTCCGCATTCATCAATTAATTGAGCAAATGGTGGTTTTAGATAATTAAATCCAGGATTGACGATATCAAAACCTATAACTGAACTTGAGTTAGGACTTACGATAGCATTTGCCATTGCTCCCATTCCCATGCCGCCAAAAAATTGAACCTTTGGAGGACCGCAAGGTTGAGGACCTGTTGGACAAGGTGCTGCAGTTGATGGCAAAGCATCAGGAATATTAAGAGCGTTTACTTCATTAATCAAAAGTTCTCTTTGATAACCATCACCATCTTGAAAATAAAACAGCATTGCTGGATTTTGTGCAGCAATACAATTTGCTTCACTTCGAGTCACATCATTAATTCTCATTCCATCTTTATCATAAAATGAAACACGAATTGGATCATTAGTTTTTCCATTAAAAACTTTTCTTTTTTTATTTTGCCTGTCTACACAGGAATCTCTATATTGATCTGCCATATTAGAATAATTGCAACTTACTAATTGCTTCTTGTCTTTGCGTGAGTGTTATATCACCATACCAATCAACTCCACCGCTATTAGCAGTATTTGTATCTAAAGTGGCAGGAGTTTGACTTGTTCCAACACCTTTACCAGATCCATATGATCCTGATTTTGATATTGCTGTTACTGAATCACCGGTATTTGCAGAAGTCTCGGATGCATCTCCAGAACGACTGATTTCATTTTGTGTTGGACACGCTTTGTCATCATCACACTTAAAGAAGTTTAGGATTCCCGTCACAAAATCAATTGCATTAAACAAACTATCTGCCAAATTTGTAATTGCTCCTACAGCAGATCCTAGGAAAGAATTTATTGCACCTATTGCGGCAGAAATTGGATCAGTAATTCCTTTAAGTAGATCTGCAAGAAAATCTTCAACGATGCACATAGGTCCATTGACATACTTATCAATCAGTCCTAACAATAAACTACCAACTGTTTTTGCAAGACCTCTTACTATTTTTGCAAAAGCACATGATAATCCATTAATTCCTTTACCTAATCCATCTAAAAATGATGGCATTTCTCCGGGAAACAAAAATGGAAGAACCTTTTTCACACCATTTTGAATTTGGTTCATTACCCAACCACGAACTCTTCCCATAATATTTTTTGCATAACCAGCAATATCTGTAGTAGCAATACTGACTATTTTCTTGATAGTCTTTCCAGGTTCTACATCTTCATTAATTAAAGCATCAACCGCAGAGTTTATATTTGAAAATCTTTTAATTGTTGATATTGCGTTCTGAAGATTTTTAATTGTCCTTTGAATTCCTTTAGTGTCACCATTGTCAGACTTACAAGGACTTGCTACTGAATATACTTTTCTAATATCATCCTTATACTGATAAGCAAATTTTGTGATCTCATCAAAATCAATTGATCGAGACTTATCAATTGCTGATTGTATAATACATTGTCCTTGTGGAGATAAAACGCCGCTTGTCATAATTTATTCTTCTATAGGTAAAGATCCGTTCTCTATTATGTATTGTTCTGTTTGTATTTCTTTAATAACTTCTTGATTAGTGACAACTTCTCCAACATTTCCAATTCCGATTCCTTGCGCCTCTCTTACTGAGGTTCTTTGTCTCAATTCATCTAAAGTGTATGGAATTGATGGTGTTACTTTATACTGTGTACTTGCTCCACTTGGTCTTTCTGGACATTTAATAGCAATTAAATGATCAGGAACATACGCAGCAAGTTGTGGTGTGGTTCCTTTATATGTATCATTAAAGAGTTGAAGTCCTCCAGTATCATCTTTTGGTTGTTGTTTTGGAACACTATTATTTGAATTAATTAGTACACCAAAAATATAAGGTTCTTGTGCTGCCATTCCATCAAGAAAAAACCCAACGACAATTGATCCTGCTAAAATAGTTGGAGTATCAAGAGATCCTCCAAGACCAGATCCTCCAGTTACTGGCATAATCACATTTGCCATGGGTAACTGTTCGTCAGGAAGATCTTTTGTATTTGGAGAATGTAATCCAAAATATCTCACACGATAACGATATCCCCAACCTTTTTGATCTTTAGGATCAAAGTGCGCTGCTTCAATATTATCTTGCCACGATACACTGGAAACTACTCTTCCTAACCACATAGGAAAGGAAGATACAGTGTTTAAATCAAAGTTTCCAGAATACTGTGTCATCAGTCGTCATACATTCTACATTCTAGAGCATCAGGATGTTCGTCACAGTACATTTCTAATCCAGATGGATCGTGATCTGTGTCGGGATGATTTACCTGATACTTTTCTAAAGCATCAAGTTCTCCCTCTAAATGACGACGACGTTGACCACTTGTGTTTGGGTTATCAAGTTCATCGCGATCATCATTAATATGTTGCTGAAGTGTTCTGTCCATATGAACACACAAATTGATTGATATTATTTATCACATTTTTGCTGCTTTTCTTCCAATAGATTCTCTTACTAAATTTATCCTTGTGTAACATCCATTTTTTGTAACACGATGAGCAATATCAACTATCATATAAACACCACTTTTCTTTTGACTGACTAGTGTGTTTTTCTTATCGGATATTTCTGGAAAGTCGCAGTGAATTAGATCACCAGCTCTCAAACTCATATCACCAGCAATTGCAATGGAAAGTTTGATTGAGAAAAGATTATTATATCTCATATAGGATTGTCTCAATACCTCATCATTATTGTAGTTGTTATAAGTAGACTTTGGAAGTTGAGATAACAAATCCTTTCCTTCAACAAGAATACCTGTATCATCCCATTTATAAGATCTTCTTGTAACTTGTTCTTGCAACTTTAAATCTGAAGCAATTAATGGTTGCTCTTTTCCACCAGTATTGGTTTCAAAGAATTGACTGGAAGAAGAAAAAGAATTTTTTCTAAATGCACTTTCATAAAAATTTCCAGCACTTAACTCAGTTGAAGTTTGAGATCCCGTCATCAATACATTTTTCAAATCTAAAGTACTATCAAAAGCAAAATCCAAAATCTTCCCATCGTATCCATCTGGTTTTTCTCCTGCCTCACATCGTATTAAATTATTGAAGATATATTTTTTCTTTGGTTGTTGCTCAAACAGTTTGTCTATAGACTTGAACTTAAATCCGTCATAGGTTTCATAAAAGAAAAATCCAGCAAGGTTTGCTTTTGCATCTTTAATATCAGGAACAGATCTTGAAGCTAACCAAGTCGCTGTATAAAAAGGTGTATCAACAGTCTTTCCAACTAAACTTTGTGAGTTAAGAGTGGTATCAATGTCAAGAGTTTTTGGAGTTTTTAAATTCTCTTTAAGAATTTTCGTAACTGAGTCAGATATCTTACCATCAAACCTTTGTATTACTCTATTTTGTGCTAGTGTATTATCAATAGACTCTTTTGAAAATAAGTCAATAGTGAACATCATTTTATTATTACTTTCATCAACATTTCTAACTTCTTCAATTCTAAACTGTTTATCACCACTAAAATTTAAATTATATTGATTTCCATCAGTAACTTTTAAATTAACTTTTTCACCAACTGTTAAATTAATATCATCTTTTTCAACTGCAGCAGATCCACCACCAGAAGAACGAAATCCAGTATCAACCAAAGTTGCTGTTGCTCTAACACTATTATCCAACAAACTCTCATAGTACATCAATTCAATACAACCAGAAGAAACATCTACTGGTTTTCCATAGTTTGAATAAATTTCAAATAAATTAATCTGGGCTTCACCTGCCTGAGCGGCAACATTTGCAGCGGGCATTTTATCCTCTGTATACTAACATATCATTATTTACACTTCCACCACCGGCAATCATAAAGTCAGTTCTTGACTTTCCTTTCATAGGCATAGGAACCTTTTTCTCAATAAAAATCCTTTGAATAACGACTCTTGTTCCTGCTCCGCTCTCTGAATAGTCTGGATACATTTCAATTGACTTTGTATTGTATTTTGATGGTTGCTTTGGAATATAATTATTACTTGAAGAAATTCTAGATATGTCTCCACCTTTTTGAGCTTTTCTTGCTTGTTCTATGATTGCTCTTTCTGCTTTTGTTGCATTATCTGCTGGACCTACCCAAGCACCAATTCCAGCTTCCTTTAGATATTGCAATGCAAGTTTATCTTGAACTTCGGGAGTAAATTTTGCAGAAGTTGGAACTCCTGCTCTTGCTACAACTCCAGGTAAAGTACCACCAATAAATTGATACCTTCCTACAGCATGTAATCTTCCCTGTTTTATCCATTCATCATTAGACATTCCTGGTTTTTCTGCTTGTAAAGCCATAATTTCGGCAATGGTCATATCAGTGAGTGCTCTTCCTTTATGCTGCTTCATCTGTCTGAAGTCACCAGCATAACCTAATACTCCTCTACCACCAGCAACTCCTATCTGATTTACTGCATTATATCCACCAGAACTGGCAGACTCATATTTGGAAAGTATATTTAGAGCTTGTTTTTGTATACTTGTTATTTGCCCAGATCCAACAGGAGCGGAAGGTTCAGATACCTTTGATCCTGAAGTATCATCTAATTTTGCAGTTGCTTTTTGTTTTTCTTGAAGTTCTTTAATTTTTTTAGGATCACTTGGACCACCAGATAAATGTCCTATCAAATATTTTCTTCCAGATGAATCTGATAATATTAGAGAATTACCATATCCAGCATTGTAACCTTCATCATATTCTACAAATTTAAGACCACCTTTAATAACAATTGGAGCGCCACTTCTAATAGCATAGTCAAAACCTTGATGACCTCTGCCTGCACCAATTCCATCACCTTGAGCATATGAAGATAAAGGTTTTCCATCAACAATTATATTATCCAAAATTGACTTAGGTATTTGTCCACCCTTTCCACTATATCCATCACCAGTTTCTATATGAATATGAGGTCCACTACTCCTTCCGGTGGAACCAACATATCCTACTATCACTCCACCAACATCAACTCCTACTGTGCCACCAGGTCTCATTACATCTCTTTGAGAACTTTGAGTTTGATCTGCTGGTTTTTCTTTTTCTTCTTTCTTTCTCTTACCTTTACTCAATTCATTTTGAATATTGTTCAATGCAGAATCAGCAGCACTCTTAATAACGCCAAAGATAATAGAACGAACATCAATATAATTTTTATCTTTATCATAATTAGCATAAAACATATTTTCAAGTCCTATACTCGCATTTAAGATTGTAGTGTCTGATAATTTTTGTCCAAGAGCAACATCAATCGCACCACCCATTAAAGATCCAAGACCATATGGAGCACTCTTAAAATCACTTGCAGTATTTTCAAGTGCATAGAATGGATTTGGTTTTCCATATGTTAAAATGTTTTCATTTGGATTTGGAAAAAGTTTTTTGATTTCTCTTTGTCCACCAACATCTCTACCCGGTTGTGTAGATTGTTGTGGTGGTGCTGGTTTTTTAGATCTCTCAACTTCAAGAGTTCTTCCTAATCCATAATCACCTAAAATACCACCACCCTTAGCATAAGCTTTGATAACTCTTCCACCATTTCGATATGCTGCAGGTTTTTTACCACCAAAAAATGTATCGTATAATCTACCACCAACTTCTCCACCTAGTATTCCACCAATTGCAGCACCTATTGGACCACCAATTGCTGTTCCAACTGCACCAACAATCAGAGAACCAATACCTCGGAACGCTGCTTTACCTACAGGATCTCCAAGAGCCCAAGAAAGACCAAACTCAATTAAAGCACCGACAACAGGCAATCTGGATAATGCTGGTTTGACAGTTCTTCTGAGTATATTTTTTGCAATATTTCTCTCAACTACTTCGCCACCAGTTGTTGTAATTCGTGCAGCACCTGCTCTTATAGATGTTCCACCTACACCTCTAGTAACTCTAGGTCTACCTCCAATAGCAGGTTCTCTTACTTGAGGTTGAGGTTTGAATTTACTTACGTTACTTGCAAAAGCATCAATGGCACCGGTGAGTGCCATTCCACCAATCAAAATATAATTAATATATTCGTTTAGATTTGACGATAGAGCATCAAAACTTTTTTGTGCTCCTTCTCCACCAACACTTTTTACAAGTGCTCTAATTTTATCGTAAGTTTCATATCCACGTTCAATAAAATTAACAACAGAAGAAAGTATAAACTTAAATACATTTTCAACAACTCCATAAAGAGGAGTAATAATCTTTACGATACCAAGGAGTTTAGGTAGTTGATCCTGAAAGTTTGTAAATAACCAACCGATTCCAGTGAATAGTAAAAATCTTTTAACTCTATCCAGAAAACTCATTCCCGGAAGAGAGACTTGAGGTAATCTAAATTTTTTCTGCTCTTTAGGAACTTCTAATTTTGATTCTCTTTCTTCAAACTCCTCACGCTCTTTTCTTTTTCTTTTTAGTTCTGTAGTGTTCCTATCTTCAGTTAAAACGGTTTTTAAAAGAGTATCAACATCAACTAAAGATTTTTTTACTATATCAACGTTTTGTTCATTATATTTTAAAGATAACTGTGATATTCTATTAACTTCAGTAGTTTTCTTCTGGATTGATAGTCCAGAAAAATTAGCAAGAGGTGATGATATTTTTGCAGGAGGTAGAAATTTTTGTGGATTAATTGCCATTATCAAACACCTCTAACATCATAGATTGTTGTTTGCATACCTCTTGCACTCTTTGGTGAGATTGCAGAGAACGGTGGAACTTGAGCACCACCACCTTGACCAGAAGCAGAAACTCCTGCTGCAGATTGATTAATATCAGGTAAATAACTAACTCCACTTTTTCCTTTTGAAAGTGGTTTTATTTCAGGAAATTTTGGATCTGCTTGATACTTAAGTTCTTTTGCCGAGTTTGACTCTGGTGCAAGATTGGCGACAAGTTTTTCAATCTCAGGAACTGCACCATTTTTAACTGCTTCCTTAGGGATAATAAAACCTTTTTCTCCTGGTTGAAGAGCAAGTGGAACAAATTGAGTATCAACACCAGGAAACATTGATTTTGGAATTTCAAATCCTGTTTTTGATGTTACATCAAAAACTCCACCACCCTCTTTCTTTTGAACTGCAGCAGCACCCCCAAAAAAACCAAAGGGATCATACCAAGGTCTTTGTTGCCTTTCTTCTTCTTTCTTATCTTTTGTTTTTGCAGCAGGAGGTCTTTTTAACTTCTGTTCAAGTTCTTGACCAACAGCAAGTCTCCTATCTAAATGACTAACTCCTGCCTTTTCATATCTAGTTAAAAATAATTGTGTTGCTTCTTGTGTATTTTTTGCTTGATTTAAAGCAAATTTTAGTGGTTTAAATTCTGGATGATGATTAAGTTCATGAACAATAAAATCTACTTGAGTATTCAAATCATTCCAAGATTTATTTCGTGATCTTGCAAATTCTTGCAAATTGATTCTATCGCTATCAAACCTTCCTCCACTTTCCCATTGAACTATCCCTCTACCTGGACCTCCACCTTGTTGCATTGTTGATGGACTATAAGTATAACCAGTTTCAACTCCAATATTAGCAACAATTCCCATCGCAGCTGTTGGAGACAATCCTCTTGATCTTAAACGATTAAAAATATGAAGTGCTCTAGAATTTAACAAAGAAGATTGTCCACCAACCATTCCACCTGTATTAAATAGTCTTCCTAATTTTGGTTGGTTTGCTCCAGGTCCACCATAATAACGATTAAGATTTAAAAATGTATCTGCACCAACTGCATCAACAGTTCTTTTATTGATAACAATTTCTCCAGGTTGTGCAGCAATCAATTGAGTATCTGGACCAAATCCAGAGATTCTTTGACCTGTATCATTTGTGATTCCACCATAACCAAATAACTGTGCATATGGATTACCACCACTGAATCCAAATAAAGATTTTAAAATAGAACCACCAGAAGAAAATTGTTGAACCTGTTGTTGTGCATTTAATACTTCTTGATCTTCAGACTCTTTCTTTTGTTGTTTATTGAAGTAACTAACAGTTGCTGCAATACCACCTGCTGCAGCTGCACCAACAGCCAAAGTGGCAAGTAAAGGATGTCGAGATGCAACCATTCTTAGTACACCAATTGCGCCACCAAGTTTTGGTATTTGTGCAACTAATCTTCCAGTTAATCCACCAACAATTTTCAGAATTCCTCGTACAAATCTACCAAAAGGAGTGAAGAATAAAACTGCTGCACCTAAAAGTGTAGGCCACCAATCTTTAAAAAACCTTTGAAGAACCTGAACCTTTTGAGTATTTTTTGGATCACTAAACCAACCTATCAATTGAGTAAATGTTCTACCCAATAAAGTAAAGAAAACAAATCTCCAAATTTTATCTACAATACCTTGAAATGGTGATATAAAAGTTTTAACAGCATTTGAAACTGCCGACATTCCTTTTTGAACATTTTCTAATACTGCTTCTCTTTTTGCTCTTCTTTGAGCTTCATAAGCTCTTCTCTCTTGCTCGTCGGAACCTTTTCTAAATTTTAAAAATGCATCTAAAGTATTTTTAATTGAATCTAAAGGTTCTTGAAGTGGAGTTAGATTTACTCCTTGGACTTGTGGAGTTTGAACCTGTGCAGGTAAAAGAGGAGTTGAGATTGGTTGAACAACTGGTTTTAAAAACTTGGTTGTTGCAAACTTATCTGCTGTTATCTTTTGTTTTTGTGGTTTAAATCTACCTTGTTTGCCTCTTACTCTTTTCTTTTCGTTAGATAATAATGCAAGTTCTTCTGCAGGTAGTCTACTTCTACCAGAAAATATTGCTTCATTAAGTAAGGTCAGATAAGTTCCATAATCAAGATCGCCAACAAAATCAAGGCCCAGTAACCTTAGAATCCTTTCATCTACTTTTTCGGATACTGGAGCCATGTTATCTATTCTGTTGCTGTTGTTGTTTGAGTTCTTCTTCTTCTAAATGATTCTTGAGAAGACCAACGTAAATGTCTCTTTCCCAAGGTATCATGTTTTCAATCTCAGTTAATGAATATTTATGGAACTGTATCAAAGAAAAATTTAACCTGAAGTAACTCTCCAGGTTCATATGAGACATTCCTATGCGAAAAAACTGGATAACCCTTCTAAAACAACTTCACTTTCTACTTTCGTGTTTGGATTTAATACTTTAATCTTGTGAGAAAGTTTAGGCATGGTTTCAAAAAACTTTTCAATCTCTTTAAATTGAGATGTATTCATTTGATCCAAAAATTCCATCAACTCTTTTTTAGTTACATCTTCTGCAACCCAAACTTCATCTTCTGTGAAAATCTTACCAATACAGGATGCAATCAACTCAAATGATTGATCTATTGTACTATTAGATGAAATATCAAAGTTACTCTTAATAAACTGATCCAGAGATGGATACTTCATTTCCATCATGATAGAATCGTCAAGTTTAATTTTATTGCTGTGATCTGAACTCTTTTGAACTTTAATATCATCAACATTAATACTTATTGGAACGGTTGTTTCCTCATCATCAGGACAAATAATATTAACTTCAATTTCTTCTCCTACCGACTTTCCACGAATATTCAGAAAGAGATACTCAATATCAAAAGTTGGAAGTGACTCTACTTTTATTCCTTTTGTTTCAATACAATTTTTAATAACAACTTTAATTGCATTAGTAATCTGTTTAGTGTCTTCAGATTCTAATGCAAGAACTAGGAGTTTTTCTTCTTTTACAAGAAAAGGTCTATACTTAATTTTTTGTCCAGTTGAAGGCAACTCAAGTTCATAAGTTGGCGTAGAAATCTTAGGTAAAGGCATAATGTCCTATAGAAACTTCAGTGTGATTATTTATTACTCTTACTCAACGATACCACCACTACCAGGATTAATACTTCCTGGAGTTGTTCCGAGTCCTCTTCTAAGTCTTATTTGCTGCTGAAGTGGTAATGATTGAGGATTACTAACTCCAAATTGAGGATTAATTGATTGAATCTTCGGAGTAGGTAACTGAGAAATTTCTGATGATGTAGGTTGAGAAGGTTCTGACTGCAATCTATTTGCACGACTTCTTAAAACATAACGATTATATGTAAACGATACCGTACATTTAAGTAGTTCAGATGCATTATACGAAACTGGCATTGAAGTAATAGCAATTGGATATGCTCTTACAAAAACATACTCCAAATAATTTCCTAAAAAGTCTCTTTCAAATTTTTGAATGAACATCTCAGTTCGATATCCAGTTACAGGTTCATCTGGATATCTTACTCTGTAATAGTAATTCGAATCTGGTGCTTCAGTTGTTTCTCCCATTGCATATCTAATCCATTCTTCAAATAATCTGATTACATTATATCCACCATTTCCAGTTCCATGATCAACATAAAAAGTAAAATCAGTAGTGTTATCATACTGTCTACGATATCCTAATCTTTCAGTTACACCAGTGTAATCATCATTAATCTCATTAGTAAGAACAGATGATCCTGGAAGAGATGCATCACTACAAAGTAAAGTGATTGTATTTCCTTGACCACCTTCCAAATAATACTGTCTTATTTGAGAAACATCTGGCGGATTAAATACGCACTGAAAATGAGATGTTAGTGCAGGTCTTAATAATTTTTGCTTTATTTCAAAATTGGCCACTTTTTGTGGAGTAGGACCAGAAGGCATTACAGAGGACGTGTTAGTTCCGTTTCCTGGACTTGATCCAGTTCCAGAAGTCGTCGGATTTGATGGAAGAGGAACTCCTGGAGCAAGATTTGTTTCTTGTTGTGCTAGTGTAAATCCACTTATTGGATCTGCCATCTATAAATACTTTTACTATTATATTATGTATGTCAGAAAATGGCAGAAAGTCTTAAGAGTATCTACAAACCATCTTATCCAGAAAAGTATAAAGGTGATGCTAATAATATAATCTGTAGAAGTAGTTGGGAAAGAAAGTTTTGTTATTACTGTGATCATAATCCAAGTATTATTTCTTGGGCATCAGAAGAATTTTGTATCGGTTATGTGTCTCCTGTTGATGGTAGAGTGCATCGATACTTTCCAGACTACTTAATAAAAGTTAAAGAGTCGTCTGGAAAAATAAAGACATATGTAATTGAAGTGAAACCAAAGAAACAAACAGTTCCTCCCAAACAAAAATCAAGAGTGACTAAATCATATCTTCATGAATGTAGAACTTATGCAGTTAATCAAGCAAAGTGGAAAGCAGCTGAAGAATGGTGTGCTGATAGAATGTTAGAATTCAAAGTCATCACCGAAGAAGAACTAGGTATCAAGTAATGGCAGAAGGTTTCGGACAATATGCAAATGTTCCTCCAAGAATGAGAGAACTCAAAAAGAAAATTGCTGATGCAGGAACCAATGATCCAGAAGATCTAATGTTGATTATTATAGATACCTTAAAAGAAGAAGTACTATACCCAGAACCAGGAAAGTTTTATACCTTTGTTTACAATCCAAAAACACCAGATATCGAGTACGACCAACATCCATTAATTGCATGTACCTCATTAGAGAGGTGGGGATTCAAAGGTATTAACTTTCATTGGAGAGAAGGTAGGCAATACACATGGGAGGAAGTTGCGGGCAAACTTCATGTTATAAAGTATGATGAACTTGATGAGATGCTATCGATACCTTATAGAAAAGTGCGTCTAAATAAGTAAAAAGATTGCGTCTAATGGCACAAGAGGTTGTAACTGGCGTCAATAAAGTAGGAGACAGTTTTTATAGAACGAAAGTAGTAGACAATGGAGATGGTACTTTTAGTTCTACATTGTTAAGAACTGACGCGCAGGGAAATAATGGAGTGCCTATTGCTGGATATGGTGCGGTAGGAAATCAAGTTGCACGAGAAATAAACACAACCAACGCTACTGCCACAGAACAACAACTTCTTTCTGATCCAAATTCACAACTAAATCAAGTAAGAAGAGAGCAAGTAAAATCAACTGAAAATCAAATTCTTGGTCCTGGCGCAACTCCAGTAAAAGAAGCAGCATTAGCACAAGCAGGTGGTGGAAGCGGAAATGCTGCAAATACAAGTGGAGCACCAAACCAACAAGGAGGAAGCACTCCAACAACTGATCCAAGACAAACACAGGCAACATCAGGTGATGGAGTTTTAATTTATCCTCTCAAAATGAGATCGACACAACAAGACAGACTTAAATTTACTGCAGTCGAATATCAACCACCAGGAAATCTTACAGGAGGAACATTAAGTTCTCAAAATAGAACAAGCACTCAAGGTAAAAGTATTATAGGTTCTGTTTTCTTACCAATCCAATCATCAATATCTGATTTTAATAGTGTAGAGTGGCAAGGTGGATCACTAAACGAAATTGAAAAATTAGCTTTGAATACATCTTTAAAAGCAATGAATGCTGATAAACCGGGAGATGTAGTAAAAGCTTTTGAAGAAGCAGGTGGAAAAGCGGCTAAAGAATTGATAAGAAATCAAAATCAACTAAAGGCTTACTTAGCGCAAGAAGCACTTGGAGTCCAAAATCTTCTTTCAAGATTTGGAACCGTTCTTAATCCAAATCTTGAGTTATTGTTTTCGGGTCCACAATTAAGACCTTTTGAATTTAAATTTCAAATGTCTGCAAGAGAAAGAGCAGAAGGTGAGAATATTAAAAAAATTATAAACTTTTTTAAGAAAAATATGGCAGTAAAGAAAAGTGATGGAGCTGGCGTGTTTTTAAAAGCACCAAATACTTTTATGATTGAATATAAATTCAATGGATCAGACACAACTCATCCAGGTATTAATAAAATCAAAGAATGTGCCTTATTGTCATGCTCAGTTGAATATACACCACTTGGAACTTACATGACATATCCAGACGGAACTATGGTTTCTTATACAATGTCTCTATCTTTCCAAGAACTTGAACCGATTTATGATAAGGACTACGATAATCATCCAATAGGTTACTAAAAATGACTAAACCATACTTCAGACAAGTTCCTAACTTTGATTATGTCTCTAGAAATCCAGGAGACAAATATATCTCAGATTACATTTCAGTTAAAAATCTTTTCAAGCGTGGAAAACTTCGTGAAGATATCTTCGGCAATCTTTCATTCTTTGAAAAATATTCAATCATTGGTGATGAAAGACCTGATAATGTTGCCTATAAATTCTATGGAGATTCTACATTAGATTGGGTTGTTCTTCTTTCAAATAATATTCTGAATATTCAATCAGAATGGCCAATGACTCAAAGAACTCTTGAAAAAGTAATGTTGAAAAAGTATGGAACCTCAGAAGCAGCAGTAAAATATTATAGAGATCTTGGAATAGATGTTAGTGAATCAGAAATTGCACTTACTGATGAACTTGCATACGGAATTTTATATAATGGAACTCATCATTATGAAACACAAGAAATTAAAAACTCCTTAGGTATTACTGTTCTTAAAGGTGGTATTCATATTTCACCAACTTGGAAAACCAATGGAAACTTTATAGAAACTATCAACTCACAAATCGCAGATATTTCTGCTGAAAATTATGATTATGAAACTTTACAAATAGTTCCAACAAACATTGTCACCGTTTCTATGGTTAATGGATTGCTTGGAGTTAACGTTGGAGATCAAATAATTGTAGATAACGTATCAGAATCTCAGTATAATGGTAAGCATGTAATAACAGAGATAGTTTCAAAAACTGATAATATAGTTTTTACATTCAAATATGAACTTCCAGTTATTCCTAATGTTACAAAACCAATACTATCTAACCCAAGAAAAGAACAGGTTTTATTTACAATACCAGAAAAAGCAATACTTGATAATACTGGAGCACCAATACTTTTCAGTTCAAATGCAAGATATTATGAATACTGGGATTCTGGTTTAAACAATTCAGTTTTAGTTCCTTCAAATTCTTTTGTAAGAAAAGTCACTAATTATGAATATGAATTAAACATAGAAGAAGAAAAAAGAAATATTTACGTTCTTAAACAAAGGTATCTTAATGTAGTCTTTAATGATATGGATGATATTATGCCATATAAAAAAGGTTCTCAGCAATACGTCACTGAGAACCTTAAGAAGTGTGATAATATCAGACTTTATGAATGATCAGTCTTCAGCAAGTTTCTGGAAATAACTGAGAGCATCATCTTCATCTTCGTCGTCTGAAGTAATTTTAGGAAGTGAAGGAGACTTACTGCGATTGTAAGATTCTTCAAGTTCTTCCATTACTTTAGTCTCACGACTTTGAGTAGGCATATAAGAATCATACTCTTCTTCTTGTTCTGCTACAGCACGAGACTGAGTAGGAGTGTTAGTTCCACCAAGACCAAGAACATAATTCATACGCTTCTCAAGATCTTCGTATGACTTGAACTGATCTGGAGCAGTGATTGCAGAAAGAGAGTACTCTTTCTTCCAGATTGCTTCGAGTGCATCGTCGTCATCCAGGAGAGGAGCAACGCGATCAAACTCAGACTTATCGTAATTCCAGTAACCATCCTTCTTCACGATCTTGATCTTGAAGTTTGCACCTTGCCAGAAGTCAAAAGGATTGATTGGATCTTCATCATCAAATTCAGGTTGCATAGCATTCAGAATCTTATCAAAGATCTTCTTACCATACTTAAAGAGAAATACTTTACCTTCATTTGCAGGATTAGCAGGATCCTTTACAACGTAAACATTGGAGTAGTAAGACAGTTTACGCTTTTGTTTACGAACAGTGTCCTTATCTTTTTCACTACCACTGTTCCACAGACCGCGATTATATTCAGACACGGGATCTTTCTGACCAATTGTAGTCAGACTATTTTCAATATACCAACCACCAGGACCTTGGAAAGCGTGAGTATACATCTTTACCCAAGGAACATCTTCACCATCAGGAGCAGGCAGGAAGCGAATGACTGCAGAACCTACACCAGTTTTATCCATCTCTGGTTTCCAGAGACGTTCATCAGCACCACCAGAAGTGGTATTCATCTTTTCTACTTGCTTCACCAGTTTCTCAGTCAGTGAACCAAGAGAAGATTGCTTTTTCAGATTTGCAAAATTAGACATTTGTACCTCGTATTTGTTGAGATTTGGCCTTTGTGTACTTCGTTATTCTACAGGTCAGAACCCGTCTTGTCAATCTGGTTCTTCATCGCCTCAAGCATCTTGGTCATATTACCAAAGATGATATTCATATCGACATTGGAAGGAAGACCCATCATCATAGCAGACTCGGCAATACGTTGCTTCATTTCTTTTGCTTCTGGGTCATCAGAAAGACTTAAACGTGTATAAAGAATCTGTTGCTTATTTAAAAGTTTTTCAAGAAGATCAACATGATGAATCTTATCTTCTTTGGTCATTGATGGAAACTTAAAAACGCTTCCATAAATTTCTTCTTGAAGTTCAGAAATTTTAGTCATCTCTGCGCGAACGACTTCAGAATCAAAGAAACTCATTTTTCTCCTAGAATTACTTCTTTCAAAATTTTACGAAATTTAAGTACATCAATATTTAGAAATGGATTATATTTTTTAATCCGCCGACTTACGGTTTGCCACACCGGGTCTTGAAGTTTTTTATCAAAGTTATTTGAGTATGCAAAGATTTTATCCAGAAGAACCATTGTTTCCAATGAAATCTTTCCACTCAAATATTTTTTTAATACAACTGGATGTCCTTTAGAACACTTAAAGACATCCTCAAATTTATTTTCTTCAAAGAGAGATTGACTCTCTTCCTTAAAGACATACGAAAGTGATTGTACTTTTTTCTGCCAGTTTTGATATCTTGCTTCTCCTTCTTTGATCATTTCACCAATCCAAAGAGACTCTGGATCATTACAAGATACAAAGTTAGCAACAAAGAAATCTACAACTTCTTGATCAGTTTTTTGTCTTGAAATCTTTTCAAACCACATTCTATCTTTCCTTTTGTAGAAAGACTGAATAGTTGCTCTTGACTTACCACAATATTTGAAATAATCATAACTGTCTTTAGTGAAGTGATTCTTCAAAGACAGATAACATTTATATGAATCAAAGGGCATCATCAAAAAACTAATTTAGCACGGGAAGTTTTCTTAAGAAAATTAAGTTCCATTGCTTCATACTTAATTTTCTCTTTCAGAGGTTTAGAAATAAGTTTTGGAACTGACTCCAGATCTATATTATTCTGCTCACAAAAATAAATGATCGCATCAATATAGTTCATTTCAACATTAACTTGCACAAGATTTTCAATTTCTTGTGCAAACCGTGATGGGCAGAAGAACTTGCTTTCCAGTACCTTTTCTAATTCATTCTCCATCTGACCTAGTATTGTGATGTACAAATTCTTTAATGTAGCGAACTAATAGTCTAATATAATCTGCTTTGTTTCTTTTGTCAAATACTTTGACTTCACCACCAGGAGTTACCATTAAGGTAATTAATTTGACAGGAGGAATGTTGGTAAGTTCATAATAAGCAGCCGCATAAAAGGTTTCTTGAACAAAGTAATTTTCAATCCACTCTTCGGGTTTAATCTTTTCTGAAGTCTTAAAGTCAATAACTGCTAACTCTCCTTCATATTCAGCAATACAATCGACTCGTCCAGCAAGTCCAAGATATTCAGAATAGAGAGTTCTCTCAATCGCGTGAATATTATTTATCTTATCAAGATAAGGTTTCGCGTGATGAAACATAAACTTTGTCAACGGTTGATAATCATCCCAGTTCAGTTCTTTATTTTCAAGATAGTCTTGACAAACTTGGTGAAAATCAGTTCCTCTTGCTGTTGCCTTTTTAGTAATCGCATTTGCCTTTTCTGTACCAACTCTCTTTCTCCATTCAACAAAAATTTGTCGATTGTAAAAAGAAGTCACAGAAGTAATTGAAGGCACCCATTGACCATCAGGAAGATGGTACAAACGAATGCCATTTGTTTCTTTCTTTTCTAATTCAAGATCACCTAAGTAATTATGATGAATAAAACTCATACACCAACTTCCATTTTAGCAAGGATATATTCTTTCACGAATCCAGAGCGAACAATATCATCAACTTCAAATTCAATAATATCAATTGAAGGCATCACACGAAGAACTTTCATAAAGTCTACAATACCATTCTTTTCATTGGTCTTAATAAGATCAGATTGAGTAGCATCACCACAAAACATAATCTTACTATTTTCACCAACTCGTGTAATTATACTATCAAGTTCGTGGAAGTTCAAGTTCTGAAATTCATCCACAATAATAATAGCATTGTCAAGAGTAGTTCCACGAATAAAGGAGGTACTCCAGAAACTAATGGTTCCTTGAGTTTTGAGATTACCATAGAGCATCTCAAACGATGCATCGTCAGGCATCTGGAACATATACTTTACCATATTCTTATAAGGAATTTGATAAAGTGAGGATTTATCTTCGTGGTCTCCAGGAAGAAAACCAATCTCACGAGTAGCAACAAGAGACCTTACAATATAGATTTTTTCGTAAGGACTTCTTTCATCTAATACATCTTGAAGAGCATTATAAAGGGTGATGAATGTTTTACCTGTTCCAGCACATCCATAGGCAACAATATGTTGATTTTTTTCATATGCTTTATATAAAAGTTTTTGATTATCTGTGAGAGGTTCAATCTCTCTCATCAAATCAAGACCAATTGGTTTTTTGCGTTTCATTTGCTTTGCAGTCATTCCAACGCCAATTGGTTGATCTTCTGCCCTTCTTCTTCTTGCCATAGAATGATTAAATTGGTTTTACTTTTGATCCTGGTGCTTTTGATGCCTTATGAAGAACATCATTCCATCCTGGGTGAGACTTTACAAGTCGGTCATAAATCTCACCAACTTCTCCTGATGCTGGACAAGTTGATGGATCCGACCAATCTCTATCCCAGTCTGGATTATCTTTTTTCCATTGCTCCCAATCATGAACACTGAGAACAACTTCTTTTTGTTCACCGGTTTGTTTATTAATCACTGGATATGTTGCCAATGTTACACCTCCATTGTATGTAAGGATATTTATTCAATAGTGATAGAAGGTGCATCGGAGCACTCAGAACAACCATCACGAGTCCAACCAAGTGCTTCAGATACAGCAGGAAACTGACAAGTAAAGATGCAACGGACGAGTTCTGCAATCTCTATATGCTCCTTCTGCGTACCGTGTGCAGAACGAAGATCAATATAATGGATCCACGACCGCACAGAGCCAGTCATATAGAGGCGTGTGGGCGTTGCTAGTGGCAGTACAAACCTTGCACACTCCTTTGCCACACCTTTCTCCAGAAGGCGATTGTAGAGGCGTAGAGACTGCTCAAAATGAACACGGATATCTTCAGTCAGAGTCAGTTTCAGATAATCAGGAATATCATCAATAGAGTTCTGTCGATTCTTAGTGTCCTGACGACGGAGTTCTGGAAGAGGAATAGTTTTATTCAAAAGATTAGTATCAGCATATCGTTGTGAAAATTCTTGATATGTGAAAGAACGGTGGCGAAGGATTTGTGCTGCCAGACCACGAGTCGTATTGATCTCTACAGTCATCGAAGCTTGTTCGAAGATACTCCAGTGTTGATGCTGAATACAATACTTGAGTAGTCCAGAGAACTTTTCATTCTCCTGATTTGCAGGGTTACTTACGCGAGCACAATATGCCATGTGCTTTTCTGCGTCAGGAGTAACACTGATTAGTTTTACTTCTGGTTTCATAAACTCAAAATCATCGTACATTGTATTCATCTTCCTCGTCATAAAATACTTCGTCGTAATCAGTTAAAAAAGTTTTAATCTCTTCATAAGTGGGTTCTTTAATATCAGGATCAGAACCAATCTCTTCTTTAAGACAGTTTACCAGAGACTCAAGGTTTTTTACAATCAACTTAAGTTTTTCTCTATCCATTTTTACCAATCTATACAAGATAATTCTACATAAAAAAAGAGGGAGAGTCAAGTCTCCCTCCGAATCATTTTGCTGCTACCAGAGTAGCAAGAGATGCTTTATGACGCCTCTCTTCCTTTTGCTTCTGCTCTTTGATGAGTTGAAGTACGTTGAGTTTTTTCATTTGTGCCCCTCCTTTACAAACTTAACACCACGATAGGTTTCGTTGTATTGTTGAGGTTGTTGCATCATTTGCTGTTGATACTCAAGACGCTTTTGAGTATCATACTCAACACCGCGATAAACTACTTTAGACATTAGGGTTCTCCTTAGTTTTTTAGGTTAAAGAGCGTTCCTTCAGTCGGCGTTTGCGTTCGCTATTTGCAAATAGCGAATGAACGATCCGTTCCGCGTCGGCTTACTTCCGTCTGTTTCCAGATGAACGTAAGGTCATTATAGACCTGTTAGTATAGTTATACAAAAACTTTTGTAACTTTTGTTACCGTTCAATATAACTCAATGAATGATTATTTGCACAGAGTTGATTGGTAATAATATCACAACCTATTTTTGGATTACAATCTCCGCAGGTATAGACATCAACCGCTGCTTTACCTTCTTCTGGCCAAGTATGAATACTGATATGACTTTCAGACAATAAACAAATTACAGTGACTCCCTGTGGTTCAAACTTTTTTGAAATAGTCTGAATTACAGTAGCACCACTAGCAACTGCTGCTTTTTCTAATAAGTCTATAAGACAACGCTCGTCGTTCAAAAGAACAAACGAGCATCCATACAAGTTAAGTAAGTAATGCTTTCCCATTTTACAGTGGATTCTCCTCCGCTTCTTTTATCAATGAACTCACAATATCTTCTGTGCCGTCCATTGTTTTGATAGCATACAGAGATGATTTTTGATATTTTTTAATTTTTTTATATTGTTTAATAACGTTATCGATATTATCCAAATCAATTTGGATATTTAGATCCTTACCAACTCTTCCTTGGTTTGGATCTCCACCAAATCCTGCACTCATTTTCTTTTCTTTTTCTCAGGTTGTTTATATCCCCAAAGTTTTGGATTGGTTCTACCATATCCAAAATCAATCTTTTTAACAGCACCTGGACCATACTTGTCGTAATACATATCAAAAAGATTGACTCGCTTGGGGCAACGAGTTAGATCAATACATTCTTTTCCATCAACAACATACCAAATCAAATATGCATCGTTAGGAAGTGAAGAATCTTTTACTTTTTCTACAGTAGTTTTTTCAAAAAGAATCTCACATCCATACTCATGAGGCAGAACTTTATTGATATTGAATTTATTGTCTGCCATTTTTTTCTTTTCTCCTACTGCTACTGTCATGAACGACCACCCCATTGAACATCAGGATATGCCTCTTTGACATTTTCAAAAGATATTTTGTATTTATCCGTAAGGTTCTTATCTTTTGTAAGAATTAATACTTCTGCTTCTTTTGGATGAAGTCCTCGTAAAAGGTTAATAAACATCATTTCTCTACGAATGGATGTAAGAGAATCATTACCACCTTTTACATAATGATAAAGATTCTGCCACTCTTTGCGGAGAGATGTTCTTCCTCTTCCATCAAGATCTTGACCTGTTGCCAGTTCTCCACCATATGCTTCTTTCTTTAAATTCTCGGAAAGAGTTCCAGAATACACTGATTGTTCATCAGCATTTCCGTAAGGAACTTCTCCAGTTGGAAGTAAAGAAATTACACTCTCATCAAAGTTCCAGATAAAAATTGCTTTCAGAGAGTCGTGTTCGTATGTCTTAAGAACTTCTACTTTCTTTGCATTGCTTCTTTGCTTTGATGCAAGTTCTAGAATTTCGAATACAAAAGGATTCGTTGGAAGAGTTTCAATCGGTTTTTCAGTCGTTGTCCTCTTCGTCTTCGTCGTAGTCATAATCGTAATCGTTTTCAAATCGTACAGATACTATTTCGTCAGGAATAACCTGCCCATTTTCGTCAAAGAACTCTGGATGCAAATATGGAGGTCTTGATTCCAGAAGATGCCTATAAGTTAACCAACCTATTATACCTCCTACCATAAAAAAGAGCAAGGTGAACATTGTGACAAATGTTACTACGTATGCTGTTTCCATTTATTTTCTCCAGAGAGTTTATTTTTTCCTAACATCAAAGTGAAATTCTATAAAGAAGTGAAACTCTCTACGGAAGAGAGAAATCATCTTACCAAACCTCACTTGAAAAGTTTTTGGCTTTGATTCTCTCCTCCTCTTATTCCTAAGTAATAACTCAACACCACGATTAATTTGTGGTTCTGATTTATTTAGTTTTCTTCTTCCGCCTTCCTGGTCGTTTATCATGACTATATCTCCAGGCATCTTCAAGAATACCATAAAGGTAATTTCTTATTTTTCTTGCTTGTGGTTTAGGAATGTGTCCATAACCTTCTCGAAGTTGTTTATGAATCTCATCATTTCCACCTTCAAGATAATCGTCCAAATCCATTACAAGACTATTCAGTTCACTGGCAGTAGCACTTTCAATAAACTGTTCAACCTCAACTCTCTTTGTTCCACGAACTTTTAGATAATCATAAAACTTCAAAACAAATTGTCCATTAAAAGCATAATCAATTGCTTTTTCAACATCGTTGTAAACTTCGTGAATGGTGTTTTCCATTAAACTAGATTTTGCTCCTTTAGATATTGAACAGTATCAGTGCATCCACCAATATGTTGGTCATTAACAATTACTTGGGGAAACGTAGAACCTTCTCCAAACTCAGCATAAAACTCATCGCGAGTAAAATCATTATTCAATTTGTAAACTACGTGCTGAAGTTGTGCCAACTCTAACACCTGTTGAACTTTTGTGCAATATGGGCAACCGTCTTTTGAGTAAACTGTAAATTTCATAAGGTTTATAAAACTGAAAGTTATTTAGCGTTAACTGGAATTCCTTGTCCTTTAGGCAACCATACTTGTTGTTGAAGTTCAATAGGAGGTAGTTCTTCTTTTGCAGCAGGCAAACCTTGTTGTCCAGGAAGTTGTTTATCTGTTGTTGATGTTACTGTAATCACCTGATCCATAATAAACTTTTGTTTTCTATAAGTTCTTTTATCTTTATCGAATCCTACTAACATCAATGCATCATTCTCTTCTCCACAATGAGCAATAACTCTACCTGTGGTTTTGTCTGTTACCACCCAATAATCATGCATTTTTTTCTGGTTCTTTTGATTGATTATAAGTCTTTACTGGTGGTCTGTAAAGTCCAGGCCAAGTATCTCTAATGATTTCTGCGAGTTTGTATGGTGTTGTAGAAGTTATCATAAGTCTTGAATAACAGATAATATAAACATTAGGATTCCAAAGAGTGGAAAGAGTACAAAAAAGAAAAGAAAAGCGAGCATAAAAAAAGGAGTTCAGAGAACTCCTCTTATTTATTTTTTAGAGTGCGTTGCCTCGGGGCAATACTTCCTCAGGGAATACAAAATTCTCATGTGGTTGGTCAACGGGTGCCATCCAAGCACGAAGACCCTCATTCAATAAAATATTCTTTGTATAGAACGTTTCAAATTCGGGATCCTCTGCTGCACGAATTTCTTGAGAAACAAAATCGTAAGCACGAAGGTTAAGGGCAAGACCAATAATACCGATACTGGAGGTCCAGA